GGCCCTCGTGTTCGCTGGCGTATTTTGGGTGGCACATTCCAAATCTGGCCGCCAATGAATACCCAAGAGTATTTAGGCTTTGAATATCGTTCTAACGCATGGGCAGAATCTGCTTCTGGAACACCACAACAACAATTTATAGCTGATTCCGATACGACTTTCTTTGATAGCCGTATTATGGTGCTATATACAAAGCTAAAATACTTCCAAGTCAAAGGGTTTGATACTACAGCTTTGATGCAAGATTATCAGCGTTATTTATCAATAGCGAAAGCCAATGATAAAGGCGCACCTAACCTGTCATTTGCTCCAAATCCATCTAAAGTCCTTATTGGATGGGCTAATATCCCTGATACAGGCTATGGAACATGATTTTTGGCAAAGCAAAAGGCTTTAGTGCTGTTACAGCATCTTTACCAGCGCCTATTGGTGGCTGGAACGCCAGAGATTCGCTTGCAGAAATGTCTCCTACCGATGCTGTCCAATTAACTAACTTTTTCCCAACGCCTTATGATGTTGAATTAAGAAACGGTTATACAAGATATTCCACAGGAATTACAGGACAGGTTAATTCTTTAATGACCTATGCTGGAACATCTAGCCAGTCTTTATTTGCTGCAGCAGGTACAAAGATATATAACGCTAGTTCAAGTACGGCCACGAATGTCTTTACTATTACAAATGATAAATTACAGCACATTAATTTTTCTAATATTGGCGGTAATTACTTAGTTGCTTGTAATGGCGCAGACCCAACAATGGTTTACGATGGCTCTAAGTGGTTTAGCATGGCTACCACTTCTACTGCTCAAACCATTAGCTCTATTACTAATTCAACCACTACTGCCACTTTAACCACAAGCTCTGCTCATGGTCTTATTACTGGAAATCAAGTAGTTATTTCTGGGGCAATACCTACTCAATATAACGGTACTTATGTCATAACCGTTACAGGGACTACCACTTTTACTTATACGATGGCAACCGCCCCAAGCGGAAGCGCAACTACCGTTGGAACTTATACTGTTCTTGGAATTACAGGTGTAAATAGCAACAAATTTATCAATGTAAATTTATTTAAAAACAGGCTGTATTTTGTAGAAGAAAACTCAATGAATGTTTGGTATATGCCAACTAATTCTTTGGGTGGTGCAGCTCAAGTTCTTAATTTTGGAGGCATTGCAAGAAATGGTGGCTACATTCAAGCTATGGGTACTTGGACTCTTGATGCTGGTTACGGTGTCGATGACTTTGCTGTCTTTATTACCAACATGGGTGAGGTTATCGTTTACCAAGGGACTGACCCATCTTCTGCTTCCACATGGGCTTTAAAAGGTGTATGGCAAATTGGTTATGTATTTAGCCGTAGATGTTTGTTTAAATGGGGTGGAGACCTTTTAATCCTGACTAATGATGGATTAATGCCATTAACCGCAGAACTTCAATCTAGCCGTCTTGACCCTAGAATTGCCTTAACAGACAAGATATTCCATGCTGTAGCTTTAGCTGCTCAACAATATAGCACTAATTTTGGCTGGCAAATTATGTATTATGCAAAGCCTCAGATGCTTATTTTGAATATTCCAATAACATCTGGAGTTGAGCAATATGTAATGCACACCATTACAAAGTCTTGGGCTAATTTCACAGGAATTAATGCCACTTGCTTTGAAATGTATTATGACAACTGTTTCTTTGGTGGAAATGGGTTTGTAGGGCAGTTTTATAATGGTTTTTCTGATGATGGAAATAACATTAATGCTACAGCGCAACAGGCATACAATTATTTTGATGCTAGAGGCCAATTAAAACGCTTCTCTTTATGTCGCCCAATCTTCCAAACAAGTAACAATCTGCCTACCATTTTGGCGGGTATGAGCTATGATTTTGATGCCGCAAGCCCAGTAAATTCACTTAGTTATAATCCAACTGGTACAAATGCAGCAGTTTGGGATTCTGGATTATGGGATAAATCTATCTGGACTGCTGGTTTAGTCACAAATAAGCAATGGCAAGGCATTACTGGAGTGGGCTATTCTGCCAGTTTGACAATCAATATTGCCTCTCAAGGCATTGAATTGCATTGGGATTCAACAGATTTTGTAATGGAAAAAGGTGGTGTTCTGTAATGCGTAGGCTAACTACAGAAAACCAAAAAGAATTAAGGGAATGGTTATCAAAAGTAGGTGAAGCACAATATCCAGAAAATACTATGTGTATTGGACAGGAAAAGGATGGCAAGTTAATTGGAGTTGTTGGATATAACAATTTCACGCCAAATGCCTGTCAAATTCATGTAGCGACAACGGATGTTTATTGGCTTAATAAAGCCATGTTAAAAGCTATTTTTGACTATCCCTTTAATATTCTTGAAGTCAAGGTTATAATCGCACCTATATGCAAGGATAACTATAAGTCCTTGAAATTGTGCCGAAAACTTGGCTTTGAGCAGGTAGCTGACATTCCCTATGGGCATCAAGATGGGGATTTAATAGTGATGGTTATGAAGCGTGACCGATGTATTTGGTTACATCAAGGAGATTGAAATGGGCAGTATAGTAAGCGATATTTTTGGTGGTGGCTCAAGCCAACCACAAGCACCAGCAGCACCTAATTATACCCAAGCGGCACAAGCCACATCTACAGGGAACATGATTGGGCAAAACACGCCTTATGGCACATTAAATTACACCCAATCTGGTACAGATGCCTATGGCAATCCAATGTACACAGCGAATCAACAAACATCGTCAGCTTTACAGCCCGCTATTACCAATTCTCAAAATGCTGCAGCAAATTACAATTTTGGAGCATTTAGTCCTAATAATTTACCTTCTGTGGGCATTAACCCTGGGCAGACTTATCAGCAAGCTGAAATGTCTATATTACAGCCGCAACTTGACCGTCAAAAACAACAAACGCAAACTCAATTAGCTAATCAAGGTATTCAGCCAGGTTCTGAAGCCTATACTAATGCAATGTATGACTTAAATAATAGTCAAAATAACTTGTTAGCTAATGTAACAACACAAGGTATTGGCGTAGGTTTAAATGCTAATCAACAAGCGTATAACCAACAATTAGGTACTTATAACTCTAATTTAAATGCTCCATTTACTTATGCAAATAATGTTAAATCATTAGCAACTCCAAGTTATGTGCAAACTCCTTCTGGAGCAAATTATTTAAATGCCGCACAATCTCAATATGCAGGTCAATTAGGTGCTTATAACGCTTCACAAGCAAATCAAACTAATCAAACAAATGGTTTATTGGGTCTTGGTGGAACTTTAGGAAGTGCTGGTATTCAATCTGGCGCATTTAATGGTTTAGGAAATTATATTTCAAATTTATTTTAATATGTCATTAAATCCTTATGTTCAAATAGAAGTTCCAAGCTCAATACAGCAACAAAATGATGCTGCTATTTTGGCGCAACTTTTGCAAACACCAAATTACACTAATCCTACTAGCTTTTATCAAGGTGCTAATAATCAATTAGCACAAGGATTGCGTAACAAACAAAATCCATTACTAAATTCACAACCTACACAAATTTTAGATTTATCTGGAAATACAACTGGAAACGGAATTAATCCTGCTACTGGATTAGATTGGTCACAAACAGGTAGTGGTTATGCTGGTAATGGTGGTGCAAATTTGGATAATTCAGGATTTTTAAGCAATTTTAATTCTGGATTAGATAGTTTTGGCAATTTATTTGATGGATGGGGTTCATCTATTGGAGATTTTTTTAGTGGAATAGGTAGTTGGTTTGGTTCTGAAGCTGCACCCGAAGTAGCGTCAGCAGCCGAAGAAGCAGCACCAGCAGCAGCCGCAGCAGCATAAGGATAAATATGGCACTCAATCAATATACTTCTACAACTTTAGCAGACCCAAATGCTGAAGAACTTGCTACAATTAATCGTCAGCAAGCATTGGCTAATGCGTTAATGACTCAAGGTATGCAAGGACAACCACAAGGTCAATTAGTGGATGGTCGTTATGTTAAACCTTCATTTTTACAAGCGTTAAATCCTGTTGTGCAACAATTCGCTGGCGCATATTTAGGCAATCAAGCTGATAAAAAAGCTCAAGATTTAGCTTCTGCAATTCGTGGGAAACAAGCTCAAACGGTACAACAGTATATGCAAGCGCTTAACCCACAGCAAACCGAATTGGCTGGCCCAACACCAACTGGCGCTTCTTTGCAAACTGTTAATCAACCTGATTACAATGCCGCTTTCCAAGCCGCAACTAGTCCTTATGCTCCTGCGCCATTGCAAGCTGCTGGCTATGAAATGCTTAAACCACAAAAATTGGCAGAAGGTGAAACTCTTAACAGATTTAACTTTAATACTGGGCAACTTACGCCTTATGCTGCTGGTGGCGAAAAATTACCTAATGAAGTTAAATCTGCTACTGCTGTTTTAGGTTTGCCAAATGACCCAAGTAAATGGACACCACAAGATAGAGCAGCAATTAATAATCAAATATTAGCTAAAATTCATGCTGGAGTTAATAATGTCAATGTAAGCATGGGCAAAGATTTGTCAGGAAAAATTGGCGATATTATGGAAGCATCTCAAGCTGCTACTGCTGGTGCTTATCAAACAAAACAATCAGCAGGAAGAATTTTAGATACATTAGCCAAAAATAATGCTATTCAAGGCCCATTGGCTGACACTCGTTTAACTGGTTTACAACTTGCTAATACGATTGGTGCTGGTGGAAAAAATGACCAAGAAAAACTTGATAATACTCGTACTTTAGTTCAAGAAACAGCAAGATTAGCTGCACAAGCATCTTCCATGAACAAAGGACAAGGCGCTGTATCTGATTATGAACGCAAATTGTATGCAAAAGTTGCTGGTGGTGATATTAATTTAACCAATGGTGAATTAGCTTTAATTGCCAAGCGTGCTGCTGAAGGTGCTGATTATCAAATTCAACAACATCAAAATAAAATTAATTACATCAAATCAAATCCACAAACTGCACCATTAGCACCATTTTATGAAGTTCAAGCGCCAAACACTTCTGCACCATCTGGCAATAATGTAGTTGATTACAATACATTGAAATAAGGACTAAATATGACAGATACAGTCACAGTTAGTC